AAATAACAGGTGGTGTATATTTAGAAGAAGATACATTAACATTTGATGCAACACAGGATTGGGATGTTAGAGCGTCCCCAGTTGCTAAAGTTACACTAACAGCTAATGTAACCTTTGATATACCAACAAATCCAACAACAGGACAATATATTTCTATTGTTTGTATTCAGGATGGGACAGGAAGCAGGACTATCGCCTGGAACGCAGTCTTTGAATTTGCCTCGGACACAGCCCCGACGGCTACGACTACAGCAAGTCTGGGAGATATGTTTACGTTCAGGTACAACGGAAGTAAATGGTTAGAAGTAGGGAGAAATTTAGCATTAACGCTAAGTTAATAATATTATGTATGCACTAGTAACAGACGGATCGATAACAAAATACTTAAGTGGTAAGCGTGGTATTACTATTGGAGATATTCAATATGCAAGAGATATATTCTCTAAATGGACAGAAGTTCAAAGAAATGCCATAGGTATTTATGAAGTTATTCAAAACAACGCTAAGAAAAAAGACGAAGCGTATTATACTAATACCAATCAAACTTTTACTTATGACGCAGATGCGGGAACAGTAACCGCAACTTATGGTGACGCAACGGCTAAAGCTCATGCGGATACTACTTGGACACAAGATCAAATAGATGCTGGACTTGCTCCAGCTGGTGCTGATACAGACACTGTTGCAGTTGAAGGTTTAAAAACAAAATTAATTAGAACAGTTAAAGCTCAAGCAGCTGGAATATTAGAAGATACAGATTGGTACATCGTTAGAAAAGCAGATGCAGATACGGCGGTCCCAAGTGCAGTTACTAATCATAGAGCCGCGGTACGGACTAAGTGTGCAGCAATGGAAACTTTAATTACCAATGCATCAAATACTCCAGCAATAGAAACTTTATACACGTATGTAAATACAGCAGATGAAGGGGATCCTGTTGTAATGGAAAGACCATTAGGAGAGTTCCCAGAATTAGGATCTTAACATGGCTTTTCTTATAGGTGGAGCAAATACTACATCAGACGCAGCATACGAAGTAGCCAACTCATGTAGGTTTAATGATGGTGATAGTCCAAAAATGGAAAAAACCACTTCTGCTGGAAGTAATACCATAGGAACTTTTTCTTGCTGGGTTAAAAGAGGTGCATTAGGAACAGATCAAGCAATATTTACTTCTACTAACGATACAGTTTGGTTTAAGATTTGGTTTCATAACGAAGATTATTTAAGAATAGATAGATTTAATGGCTCATCATTTCTACTATTAAAAACTACAAATATGAAGTTCAGGGATATATCTGCTTGGTATCATATTCATATTGCCCTAGACACAACAAATGGTACGGCAGAAGATAGAATGATTTTAACTGTCAATGGAACAAGAGTTACTTCATTTGCTTCATCTACAAATTCTGGTTCTAGTGATGATTTAATAATTGGTACAAATACTTATAAACATAGAATAGGTGCTAATCAAACTTCTGGAGATTTTTTTGATGGATATTTAGCAGAGGTAGTTTGGATAGACGGAACTGCATCAGCGGCTACAAACTTTGGAGAATTTGATGAAGATTCACCTACAATTTGGAAACCGAAAGATGTATCAGGATTATCGCTGGGTACGAATGGTTATTATTTAGATTTTGAAGATAGTGCTAATCTTGGCAACGACAAAAATGGCGGCACGGATCTGACAGAAACTAATCTAGCTGCAACAGATCAGACAACGGACACCCCAACTTTAAATTATATGACTTTAAATCCTGTAGCTGCTGGTGTTGGTGATGTTAATAGAATACCAACTTTTTCAGAAGGCAATACTAAGTTTACTGCTGCTGGAAGTGACACTTTTTATCAAGCTATAAGTACCTTTGGAGTTTCTACTGGCTCATGGTATTTTGAAGTTAAAGTCGCAAGCGATCAAGATTTAGATAAACTTAGAGTAGGTTATTGGAATATAGATAAAACTGTTTCAAGTGGAGAAATACAAGATGTTTCTGCTGCAAATTCACATGTATTTTATATGAATAAAGACGGTGGAGAAATGAGATTAAACACTACAGCAACAACTGCTGATTACGGAACTTTTGCAGATGATGAATTAATGGGTGTAGCTATTGATATGGATGCTCAAACTATTACTATACTTAAAGCTAATTCAGTTATTGTAAATGCTTATGATTACAGCGGTGGTATTGCTGCTGGAACAGTATTGACACCAGCATTTATGGGTTACGATGATACAGCATTTCAAGTTAATTTTGGCAATCCACATGAAGCTAATTCTTCAGATGCAGCTGATGAAAATGGATACGGGGCGTTTGAATTTGCGCCCCCCTCGGGCTACCTTGCTTATAATTCGGCTAACTTAGGAAGTGATGGAGGTTAAATGGCAGCTTATACAACAATAGACGATCCAGAAGCATATTTTCAGGCAAAGGTTTATACAGGAAATGGAAGTACACAATCTATTACTTTAGATGGCGATACCAATCTGCAATCAGATTTAGTCTGGATAAAAAATAGAGATGCCGCTGATTCGCATTGTATTTTTGATTCAGTTAGAGGCGTTACTAAAGAAATTAATATTGATATTGCTTGGCCAAATAATATAGAAGCCACTGATGACGATACTTTAACATCTTTTGATAGCGATGGTTTTGCTTTAGGTGATGACGATAATGTTAATACCAATACGGAAAACTATGCTGCTTGGTGCTGGAAAGAGAGTGCAACAAGTGGAATGGATATAGTAGAATTTACAGGTAATCAAACTGCAAGAACTATTTCACATTCACTTTCTGCTGTTCCAGAAGTTATGCTTATTAAAAATAGAGAATATGGTGATGGCGCTCATGTATATCATGTTTCAAATCTAGCAACGCATACGATGGAAATTCCAGGTACAGGAGGAAAAAATGCTGCATCTACTATATGGAACGATACTACACCGACTTCATCAGTTTTTTCAGTAGGCAATAATGGAAACATTAATAAAACAGATGATTCTATAATTGTTTATCTATTTGCTCCTAAACAAGGCTTCAGCAAGTTTGGCACATACACAGGAAATGGAAATGCTGATGGACCATTTATTTACACAGGATTTAGACCAGCTATGGTTATTTTGAAAGAAAGTGGTGCGTCTGGAGATAACTGGCAAATAATGGATAATAAAAGAAAACCAGCCAATCCAGTTGATGGTCTTTTAAAACCTAATGCTAGTACAGCTGAACAAGATCCATCAGATGCTAAAGATTTTTTAAGTAATGGTTTTAAAATAAAAAATTCAGCAGCTGAAAATAATGGTTCTGGAAATACTTTTATCTACATGGCTTGGGCAGAAGCACCATTTGTAAATTCAAACGGAGTACCTTGTAACGCAAGATAATTATGCTACAAAAAATTAACATACAACCAGGATTTAATAAACAAGTCACAGCAACCGGAGGCGAAGGCCAATGGATTGGTGGTGATTATGTACGTTTTAGATATGCTACACCTGAAAAAATAGGAGGCTGGGCTCAGTTAGGAGATGCTACTCTTACGGGAAGAAATACAGCCCTTCATCATTTCGTCAATGCGTCAGGAATTAAGTACGCAGCCATTGGTACAAACAGATTTTTATATATATATTCAGGAGGAGCATTTTATGACATTACTCCTATTAAAGCTACAACAACATTAACAAGTGCCTTTACAACAACAAATGGTGACGCTACCGTTACAATCACTTTTGCATCGGATCACAACATTACAAAATATGACATTGTTCGTTTGGATAATTTTTCTACTATCACTGATTCTGATTTTGCTGCTAGTGATTTTGATGATACTAATTTTATGGTTACAACGGTTCCAACTGCTACAACGATTACCATTGAAATGGGATCCGCTGAATCTGGATCAGGAGCATCCACATCAGGTGGAATAAGAGTTCAACATTTTTATTCAATAGGACCTGCGGTTGAAGAATCAGCTGCTGGTTGGGGACTAGGTCTTTGGGGTGGTACTGTTGCTGGAGAAGTTTTTAACACATTAGATGGAGCATTAACTTCAGGTTCATCTAGTATAGTTTTAGCAAGTTCATCATCCATGCCTTCATCAGGAACAGTTTTAATAGATAGTGAAAGAATTGCTTATACAACGAATACTACTGGTACTAATACTTTATCAGGATTAACAAGAGGATCAGATAATACAACAGCTGCATCACACTCTGATGGAGCAACGGTTACTGATGCATCGGACTACACTAAATGGGGTGCATCGCAAACTGGAGACATTGTAACGGCTCCTGGTCTATGGTCATTGGATAATTTTGGAAATAAATTGATTGCAACTATATTTGATGGTGCAACTTTTGAATGGAATTCAGATGCTGATAGTGCAACATCGACAAGAGCCACAATCGTTGCCAATGCACCAACAGCAGCGACACAAACTTTAGTATCCACTCCCGATAGACACTTAGTTTTCTTTGGTACTGAAACCACTATTGGAACTACATCAACACAGGATGATATGTATATACGTTGGTCAGATCAAGAATCAATTAATGCATCAACTTCGTATACACCTTCAGCAACTAATACCGCTGGCACACAAAGACTGGCCGACGGAACACGGATCGTTGCAGCGATAAGAGGTCGGGATGCAATTTACATTTGGACCGATACATCTTTATTTATTATGAGATTTGTTGGCGCACCTTTCGTATTTTCATTTCAACAAGTTGGAACAAACTGTGGATTGATTGGAAAGAATGCAGCTGTTGAAGTAGATGGTTCTGCATACTGGATGTCAGAAAATGGTTTCTTTAGGTACACTGGTAAACTAGATTCACTAGCATGTTTAGTTGAAGACTATGTTTACGATGATATTAATACAGTTCCTAGACAGCATATTTATGCAGGATTAAACAATCTATTTGGTGAAGTCACATGGTTTTATCCAGGTAGTGGTGCTGCATCTAATAATAGATCGGTTACATATAATTATATGGACTCAACACCGGAGCGACCTGTATGGACTACGAGTACGCTAGCAAGATCAACATGGTCTGATTCACATATATTTGGAAAACCACATGCAACAGAATATGACTCAAGTGCAACCAGTGACACTACCGTTGGTAATACGGATGGTGTTACAATTTACTATGAACATGAAACAGGACAAGATCAAATTAAAGCCGGAGCAAGGACTGGTATTTCAGCAAGTATTGAATCTGGTGATTTTGATATATCAAGAACACAGCAAGGTGGAGCAGATATCAGAGGAGACGGCGAATATATAATGAAAATTAGAAGAGTGCTTCCAGACTTTTTACAACAAACTGGAGATGCAAGAGTGACTTTAAATTTAAAAAATTATCCAACGGATGCGCAAGCTAGTTCATCACTTGGACCTTTTACTACAACTACAAGCACAACAAAAATAGATACACGTGCCAGAGCTCGTGCTATATCTTTAAAGGTTGACAATACCAGTACTCAACAACACTGGAAACTTGGAACTTTTAGATTAGATATACAAGCGGATGGAAGAAGGTAATGGCTAGAATAGTACAATCATTAACACAACCACTAGAAAAATACGATCAACAAATACAACAATCATTTGTTAGAGACGTTGATAGTATTGTACAAAAATTAAACACATCCTTTCAACAGGATATAAAAGAAGAGGCAGAAGCGGAAAGCTTCTTTATGGCATAATGGCTAATACATTTGTAAATAAAAAAGTAGATTTAACGAGTACGTCGGCTACGACTTTGTACACTGTACCCACAGCAACAACCGCTGTTATTAAATCAATCCTCGTGTCCGAAGATTCAGGAAACGCGGATACAATAACAGTGACTTTAACCGATACGGATAGCGCTGTTTTCAGTCTTTTTAACGTTAAAGCAATCTCGGCCAGTGGAACATCAGAACTGCTTTCAGCACCACTAGTCGTCGCAGAGAGCGAAATTATAAAAGTAACCGCAGCAACGGCTAATAGACTACATGTCGTATTGTCTGCGCTTGAAATTAAACCTAGAGTAGTTACAACATAGGCTTGATTTACTTGTGGAAAACAAGTAATATTATAAACCCAGGTGAAATTCCTGCCTTTAAAATTAACACATAAAAAATTATGGCTATAGATAGAACAGGAATATCATCACTAAACACGGGAGCATCGGACATCACCTATTCAGGTGATCAAGGACCTAAATCTCCAGACCAAATGTTAATGGCTTCTGCTGATCCTATGTTAGTAGACGAATATAATAAATACGTTTTTCAAATGGAAGAACAAGGACTTCCACCAATATCATTTAGAGAATTTGTAGAACAAATTATGGCAGAATCAAAGATGGCCGAAGGCGGAATCGCGAGACTGGGATATAAAGATGGAGAAACGGTTACTGTTCCAAAACACTGGCAATCTGCACCAGATCATCCTAAAACAGAATTAGCTTATATTACAAAAGCAGAAAAAGATTTATTAGTTAAAAAAGATTTACACAACTCTTTAAAAGATGGACCCAACGTAGGACCAGGTGGTGTTATAAGTTTAAATGGAGGAGATCCTGTAGGTGGATATGGTCCTGGAGGTAGCTGGGGTGGCGGTCAAGGTGGCGGTCAAGGTGGCGGTCAAGGTGGCGGTCAAGGTAATATACATTATGATCCAGTGGAACAGGCTAAAGCTCAAGCAGCTCAAGTAGCTGCAGCTCAAGCAATAGCAACAGGACCTGAACCAGGAGCAAGTTCTCCTATACTTGGAGCTAGAGGAACTCCCATTTCTCAAATGGGAACAAGACCACCAGATACTATAGGTCCACAACCAGTAAATCTTACAGGACCACTACCAGGTTCACAACATCCTGCAATTATAGGTAGAGGTACTACACCTCTTACTTACTCAACGATTGATGATTTTGGGTATGATTATCCAACATATGATGTGGATACACCACAATACCAAGACAAAATTTTAAGAATAAGATCAGGTCAGGAACCTGGTTATAGACCACAAGATGAAAGACCTTATGGTTTTCCAGATATAGAAATAGCCTATAGAGAAGGTGCAGCTACCAAAGATGAATTTGATAAATATATAGATGCA